AGCGCTCCTATCTTCTGTAACTTTAAAGCGAAGTCATCAGGGTCAAATGCTCCATGACACGTTGCCATGACATTGCGTGTATATTTATCTCTCACAACTGCAAAAGCCTCATCCCCTTTAGCCAATCCCTCTGCTGTATCTCCAAACAGGACGTATTGACCATGCTTTAAAGGCATTTCGAATATCTTTAACCATCCATGTGACTGTTCGCGTATCTCTATCTTATTATCAACATCAACTAATGAGGCCCGGATATACCGCATATGTGGAATTGATTCTAACGGAGTCAATCTTTGTGCTAAGGTGTATTTGACTTGTCTTGAGACTGCTCGTAGATCAAAAAATGGGAACCCGGACCTCAAATAATCAATATCTAATTCTTCAGCAACTTCACTATCTTTATCTCGCCTCTCACACTCATTGTCATACCACTCTGATCTTATAACGCCACCTATCATGCCCGGAGGGGCTATCTCTCCCCTATTCTTCAGCCATACATTGAAAGCAGCTTGTGAATCTTGTTCAACATCAATCGGAACCTTTGTCCCATCCTTCTGTATGATATAAGCACCTTTGACTTTGTCAGGGTGTAATGTCCAATGAAGTGTTTTCATTTCAATATTGTCGCTCTTAGCTAGTGTAGCGAATCTATTACCCGGACCATTTGGCGTAGAAAGCGCTGTACGGCACAAAGTAGCATCCGCACACCCTTGCCAAGCGGCTTGATCGCAGGCCCAGAACGCAAATTCATCAAATCTTATCCTATATTTACGTCCACCACGCCCAAAGTTATCGTTTGTAGCCTCTCCTGATATGCTTGAATCTGTCTCAGGATTGATTAAACGCATATGATTGTCATGTTCTTTCCAGCTAAATCCTTTAGGCATCATCCATATTGGAAGGTTTTTAATGGCATGACGAAACTTCTCAAAGATAGCATCCATGTCACCACGTTTATCAACATAATCTTCCTTACGTGATCCCCATCGTATTTCAATCTTTTCCTGCTTAAATAAGAAATCATGTATGTCGTTCCCTACACAAATCCACGTCACTCCCATATCTCTTGACTTCTCAAATAGGTTGTCCTTGCCTCTATCAGCTATGCTTGCATCCCAAAGTATGCTCTCATCTTGGAAAGGATAGGTTATAAATGGGATATTACGAGCAAATATACGTCTTGGATCATATGTGAATAAGAATACATTGAAGAAAAAGAGCCTGTTATCTCTACAATGAGCCTTTAGAAGCTCCTGTATCACTTCATCATTCTCCGCTAACGCAATCATCTTGTCCCTGTAGGCTATGTTGCCTTCAAGGTCTTTAGGATAATCAAAGGATATGTCAGGTAATGTCATAACACTCATTTCGTCTTGCCCCTGCTGATTCGTTCATTCAATATTCTTAACTTTTCTTTTGTACTTAAATTATCGTAGTCTTGAATAACCACTGGATTATCTTTGTCCCCAGTATGTAAAACTTTATCTGTAAACATTTGTAAATTACGTCCTAATAACTCTTGCGCTTTTAATGCGCCACCTTCTTTAAACTCCCACTCACCAGTAGGAAAACCATCTTTATCTTTTACTTGTTCCTTCTGCATACAACGCTCACCAATTTCAATAATATTATTTAAAACATATTCTGATGTAAGCTCAATCTTTTCAGCACGTTTATCCATATTCTTTTGTATATATTCTTGAATACAAGGATTTACAAGGAGTAAATAACCACATTGATTTGCTGTCTTTTTAGAATAACCTGCACGAATATATGCCTGCGTCGCATTGAGGTCGACGAGGTATTCCTTACAAAACATCTTTTGTTTATTTGTTAATTCCCGCTTTGGCATGAATCTCCTTTATAAAAAAAGAAAGGGACCGAATTACTGTTTTAGTAAAACGATCCCCTGTTACTTATTATAATGAAGTGATTTTTATTAAATGTCAAATGATTTTATTATTATTATTTAATTAGATTCTTACTTGCTTTCTATTTAGTCATTTAAACATCCTCACTGTATGGAATTTTATCCTTAATATACCATTTAGTATCTGATTTTAAATAATCACCGTTCTTCATTCCTTCGATTGCTCTTCGTATCCACAACATATCTGGATTTGTCCAAACACTATTGCTGCCAGTAGAGCTTGCACAAATTACTTTTGCTTCATCAAATACCTCAAGCACCTTGTCTATTGATACTAAACCTTTTCTTTCTTCTTTCATTAGATTAAACTCATTTAACATTTCTTCTGCTGCGAAAGGAATCCCTGTTTTGAACACAGACCAATATCCAGAGTCCACTCTACATGAATAGTCTATATCCTTTTTAAGTTCCTCTGGATGATCTTGATAATGTTTTTTGGTAATTTTTATTACTGAATCTCTGGTCTTAGTAACAACAAAATAAGCATCTAGCTTCTCCTCAAGTGTTTCCTCTTTTTTGTCTGCAATATAACTGCAGGTTGTTTCATTTTCATCACAATCTTTAATCATACAAGCACCACAATGCTTACAGATACAATCAGTATTCTTAACTTCATGCTCACAGGTTTCCTCACGATAAAACTCTTTTGGCGGGATTGTCTTTCCGTCTTGTTCTATGCCTATCCCATAAGTAACTGCATCTTTTAATGTTTCCTCTTTTGGCTCAACCAACTCAGTACCTATTGTGTCTATGCCTTTTGGCTCATCTATAAGTTCTAGTTTTAATTCTAACTTTCCTTCCGTAACAATAATTTTTCCATCACATTCTTTCCCATCAGATTCTATTTTACATATAAATTTCTTTTTCATATTAGCTCCTCTGTAGCCAAAATTTTACCGTTGATTTAGCGTACCACCCTGAAAACTCTTCCTTCTCATGCTTTAAATAATAACTGAATTGTCGCTCTCCCATTACTTCAAACTTTCCGGCTTCCCAATTATGACCTTTTTGGCAAATCCCGCTTTGACCAACAATATCTTTATTTTCCATTTCTATCCTTTTTGATTGCCAATGATAACACGCCAAATAAATATTGTTCTCTTGAAAGTTTCTCACTAATATCCGGCTTAATACCTGTCTGTCTCATCTTGATTTGTGATCTTAATATCCATTTCTTTGCTTCAGTAAAGTCTTTTATGCCAACAAGCCCTGCTGTGTATAAGAGATTGATGTAAGCATCTTCAGGAAAGGCAATAACAGCTTTCTTAGCCCAAGTAAACCCCTCTTCAAGCATCCCTGCATCATAAGCGTTTGTAATATTGCTGATAAAACAATGCGGAGAATCGGGATTATTAAATATATTATAATCGAGCATATCCTGAACGGATCCATACTGCTTTAACACATCCCATGATTTCATTACATATATTGTTGCCATTGGAATAAACAGAATAGGGAATATTGATATAAAATAGCCCATGACTAAACATAAACCAATAGCCGGAAGGTACATAACTCGCTCTACGATCGTTTGTGTGACAGTTATCATTCCGCACCATTGCGCTATGAATAGGCAATACCAGAACAAACCAAAGCCTACAGGCGTATTCCACATATAAATCATTGTTATTAAAACTACTAACAGCGTACATAGTGATAGCAAAAACTCACTATTTACTGATAAAGCCTTGTCTGTTTCATCTTTCCGCGTTCCAAAATAATGCTGATACCCAAGATACATACCGCATGATTTAGGCATAATGATGTGCCACAAGAAGAAATTGAAGCGTTTAACACACATGACAACCTTGCGCATATCAAATTCAAAGAAATAAGAATATCCTATCATCTTCTTACGTGCAAGATACCATTTATACATAAACGGATACCCGAATACCCCAAGAATAGGAGCAACAAATAGAATCCACCAATACCCTTTATACAAAAGCAAAAGAGGCGCTAATATGGCGCTTGCATGAGAGAAAGGTATTAATAAATAAATCAAGATGCCTGCTGGAGCAATGGCATAGAGAAGTAAAGATAAACACGCTGCGATGCCGTATCTTTTACCATTACACCAACAAGACACCTGATTAGTGATGGGATTTACACAAAATAGGAGCGCGGATATGAAAGCTACTCTGTTATTCCCCAAACACCGATAAATCAAACATGACACAATTATATGAATACATAAAGACGCAATGTGATCTCCGCATATATTCTTAAACATACTTGTTCCGTAAAATACACCTCTTACCCTTGTAACCACCTCTTTCCAATCATGGTTCTTCTTAAACTGCTGTATTAACGTATAAACTTTTCCTCCTCGTTTTTCAGGCATAGCATCGTCAACAACGTATCCAGCATAAATAACGCGCCACCACGCAATAAGTGTAAATAATATTATGCAAATGTATTCCATTATTCCTCCTTTGATATAACCCATCCCCAGTATAATAGTTTAAGGTTTAACCACATTATTTATCCTTTAGTTGTTCTAGTGCTTTGCGTATATCTTCTCCAACGTTTTTAACTCATCAATCCTTTCTCAAATGCTTCTGCAACTGCATCTGCTAATCGTTTGTTATGCCATTTGAGTATTGCTTCTGACAATGAAGGGCATCTAGATGGCGTTCCATTATTAACCCAAGCTATTACTTCAAGCCTATTGCGTTCTACGACATCTAGTATTTCTTTCTTTAAATCTGTCATTTCCATTCCTTTAGTAATTCATTCTCTTTCAAATAAATAAGCATTTTGGCTCTTGCGTTGGCTTCTGTGTTTGAACCAAATGTCCATATATTCAATTCTTTATAAATATTATCAACTGGCTTGTGATTCTCATACCTATAATCTCCAACTTGCCATGTCTTAGGTATTTTCTGTATTGCATAAGTAAAATAACCCTCTGGCAACATCTCCCCTAACTCACTACTTGTGAAAGCTGAGCAAGACGTATTTCCATTCATTTCATATGCCATGAATGTTTCAATTCTAATAACTTCTTTTATTTTATTCCAATAAAACAAACTATCTTGCTCAAACCCCAACTTTTTAAGCTGCTTACTCAACTCCAAGCTAGTTACTTGCTGTTCCAATTTCATGCGGACACCTCCCGTATATTCCTATTGCCATGTTGCAATTATGACAAAGAATCCTGAACCCATCAGGAAAGTTATTATCTATTAACCACTTCATAAACCTCTGTGAACCCCCAATGCAAAAACTTCTTTTTCCTCTTCTAAAGGTATTTGAATAAACTTTTTCTGTTCTTCTGGTGTAAGTTTTTTAACCTCTTCCATACCTAAAATTTCTCCTGTATCTGAATTCATTATATTTCCTTTCGGTCAATCATTGATAAAACAGTTTCACCTAACATTCTTATTGCACTATCTCTTTCAATATTACTTATGTATGTTGAGTAGCCACCCACCCCTTTTGAAGCTAAAACTAATGTAAAACACCATCCTTCTGGA